ATTGTGCCTCGGGTCGCCATACTCAATCCCTCGGTCGAATAAGGTAGAACCAGCATCGTCGAGCCACTCACTTAAGGATCTCTGTGTATCGGACACTTGCTCTCCCTCTCTTATATCCTTCATTAAAAGCTTTGGCTTTGGCTGAAGTAATTAAACCCCAGAGATAAAGGCCGATAAATGGAACGCCAATAATTATTCCTACTACTGCTTCATCAGATAAATTAGGAAACATCTGCACTCACCCCATATTTATCTAACCAATATGCAGATATCTCAGCCTTTGATAAACGGCCTCGCAGCTGTTTTTTACCCATCCGCTCTTTAGCGAATCGTCTTATTATTGATCCCTTAACCCAATTTGTCTCATCAGTCCAAGCCCCTGCTTGAGAATCAAATCGAATCAGGGTTACTTTATTTATCATTTTGCTCCCTAATCTCTAAACCCTAAATGGATTTAGGTAAATAGATTAAGGGTCTAAATAGATTTAGACAAGCAATAAGTCGGCAAGTCGTATATCTAAAAAACCAGCTAGTCTTTCGTTGGTCTCTCGGTTAGCAAAGTCAGTAGTTATAGGCAAGCGCTTCAAAGCCCACTCAGGCTCAGTTATAGCCCCTAAGTCGAATTGATAGACCCCTTTAGGTGTCGCGTTGATATAAAGGGTCTTAGAGCCCGTTCTAGCCCTTATATCGGCCAGATAATCCCACTTGTTCTTCTCAATCATCAGAGTATCGTAATGAGTTCTACGGCACTTAAGTTCAATAAACGCGTTATGCGTTACGCCATCCGCTCGGTCGGTGGCCGATAAAGGCGTCAAGTCTGGATAAAGCGACTTGAGAGCCTCAAAGAGCTCGACCTCTCTAAAGTAGATTAGTTGTCCTCTTCTCCATCTTCCCAACCAATCTTCTTAATTGGGTCATCGGCAGGGACTATCCAATCAGGATAAGAGCTGCGATCCATTGCAAAGGCTAAGGCAGTTCCCTCATCCATCCCTGCTCTGCGACAAGCTTTATAAACTTCATTGGCAGCAATAGCCCAGAAATCAAGCTTTGTTAAAGGCGTTTCTTTAGTAGTTCTACGCCTCTTAGGTCGCTTCTTACTTACGCGCTTTCGCGTTGCCATTTCTGACCCCTCTCGCTAGGGCCAATTCTAACTGAGACTCCATTTTATCAAGGCGCGACACTATTGGAATATTCTCCAATTTAATAATGTAGCGAAGTCCAGCAATCAGTAAAGCTATAGATCCAAGGACTGATGCAACTAGGGTTGCGAGTTCAGCTGCAACCATTAACGGACTCTGCCGTAACGCTCGTAGTTAGGGTTAAGCCAGTTGATGATGCTAGGCAAGACTGATACGAGAGCTGCATTGGCAATTGCATTTACATCTAGGCCGACCGCTAGGTAGGTCGCTAGTGCCGTTGCTAGGAATGTCTTTGCCCAGCTCTCTGCCATTTTCTTTAAGTCGCTCATTAGCTTCTCCTTCGAGGTTGAAATAACTGCCATCTTTGTCTCCCAAAGTTGTGAATGAAATATGGAAATGCGACCGGTGAGGGTTAGCGCCTTTGTAAGCTCGCCGCTTCCATCCCAATATCGGACTCATAATCTTTCCGTCGTAGATTATATATTTAATACGCTTATCGCCCTTCTTGGCTAATTTGCGAATCTTCTCAACTAGCGCGTAAGCCTCTTCTTTGTGAGCTGATAAGTCAGCATCAATATCTAAAGCTCTAACGATTCCATCGACTGGTATATGGTCAGAACTGCCTTTAGCAAGGTGGCGAGCGTCAGCAATCCAGCCGTCAGACTTCCTATCGCGATCAGGATAATCGTCATCGATTTGCTCCCGAAGTTGAATACCTGCTGCGCATAGTTTAGGCATTATCTATAAAGATTGTTCCAGCCAGCTTAGGCTATCTTCATCCCAATACCATCTGCCCTCTGTGCGCATTGGTGTTGGCGGTTGCCAATCAAAGTTTTCATCTAGCGACCAAGATGGGTAAGGTTGAGCTGCAATAAATATGTCATTGATTGGATCATAACTCATTCCTATTCCAGCGTATTGTTTGCGAATGTTGTTATTATATGAAGTGCGCTTGCAGGTTTGACCTCTAAAATTGGCATACCAAGTTTCAGGTTCTAAGCCTTCAATAAGTTCAGTTTCATCAATACCTACAATGACCTCAGTTACTATATTATTCTCATCTAAAAAAGCGTAATGTGCCATTATGACCAACTCACATTTCCTGTGCCAGCAGTAATTGTTGTTCGCTTAAAGCCACCACTTGCAGCACTTGTAGTGCCTGTCAATCCTGCGCCAATAGTAATTCTTCTATTATTTGGGTATCGTAAAATTACCACACCTGAACCGCCTGCTGCTCCGTTGTATGCAAAATTTCCTGTTGAACCTCCGCCACCGCCTCCACCTGAATTAATTGCTCCAGCAGTTGCGGCAGGATTATTTTCATTTCTACCACCATTTCCGCCACCACCTACACCGCCAATATTTCCTGATTGAGTCGTGCTTGATGACCCAGCACCACCGCCACCAGCATAGGTAACGGATGAACCAGTTATTGAAGTAGCCACACCAGCGCCACCAGCGCCACCAGTATTGTTTGTTACATTTGTAGCAGCAGCGCCAGCGCCTCCGCCTCCGCCTCTTGGTTCATATGCGCTGTTGAAAGTTGCTCCAGCAAAACCTTGATTGGCAGTTCCACTTCCTGGCGCTCTTTCGCTTGGATAGTTAGCAAAATCTCCGCCACCGCCTGAACCACCTGTAGTTCCGCTTTTACCACCGCCAATAGAAGTAATGGTTGAGAAAACGGAATTTGAGCCATTGGTTTCACCACTTAGTGGTGACACAATTCCTGCTGCACCACCAGCACCAACTGTAACTGTGTAATTTGTGCCAGACTGTAAAGTTAAAGCACTTTCTAAACTACCGCCTCCGCCAGTTGCGGTAACTGTGCAACGCAAACCACCTGCTCCGCCACCACCACTTGCGTTCTGACCTCCACCTCCACCCCCTGCAACAACTAAATAGTCAACACTTAAATTAAAAATGCGCGAATAATTTTGTGAAGCAATAATCCCGATTAAACTCATTAGGCTATATCTCCTACAACATACCAAGTGTCAGTTGCGACCTTAATGCAAGAAGCGGCTGAGAACTGCACCCTTAATTCTGGAGCTGTTGCAGTTGCCCCTGTTGATGAGATCGTAGTAGTGCCTGAAGTGACTGCCTTGATTGTCGTTGTTCCTGCACCGATTTGAATAACATTGATTACTGTGCCAACTGGAAAAGCAACATTGGCATTGGTTGGAATCTGAAAATCATTAGCAGAAGCATTGGACATAGTGACCAGTTTGTAGGCATCACCGAGGACAACTGTATAAGTAGCAGTCTGAGCGTTTAGAACTACTGCAATTCCCGCAGAGTAGGCAAGTCCTGTGGCTGCTCCACTATCCGCCTGAAGTATGAAGCCGTCAGTTCCAACGGCTAGGCGTCCAACTGTGTTATCAGCCGTTCCTACTAATAAATCGCCTTTAGCATCTATTGTGGATTTAGCCACCGCAGCGCCAGCGTTATTAAATACTGTTGTGTCAATTGCTGATCCGAGTGTGCGGATAGCAGAAGCGCCATCTTTGACTAAATCCGTATCATTGGGTGTAGTCCAAGAGTAATTCGTTGTGGTTGCCATTTAATCTCCTATGCAACTATTGTAGCGTTGAGCCAGTCCAAAGTGGGGCTTATTGTATTCCAAGACTCAGTCGCTGGGACTGAGTTCCATCTGAACGCCTGAAGGCTGAAAGCAATAGGCGAAACATTTAGAGTCAAGTTGAGCTGATTAAGGCTAGCCGTCCAAGTCCAACCTTCTACGAATCCTTGAAATTCTCCATTTACCATATTGGCTGGCAGGTTCGTAATATTAAGAGCTTCGCCCATAAATACATTTAGCAGGTCATCTCGTTCAGCATCTGGTATCTCTGGGCTAGCTACTGGGAAGGTTATCTGCCTTAGGGCGAATTGAGGGTAAGCGCGAATATCAAGATAAAACTCAGCTTGATCCTCAGCGTCATTTTGATTTCTTAAAGTCGTATTTATAGTCGTTGCCAATTGACCATATAGGCTAATTGAGTCAGGGTCGCTATCGGTAATGCTTTGGTTGCCAGCAGACCCATAAGCAATTGTTATTAAATTTCTTACATCTCCAGCTCGTTTAAGAATTGATAGCGCTGGGCCAATTGCATCGTTGCCGTCTAAATCTACATATCCATCGGTTGCTAGGTATTGAGCTCTATGAGTCGAATCTGCGTATCCGATACGGCCTTGAGAATCCTCATAGAGATATCCAAGTCCGCTAGTAGCAAAGCGAGCAGCTAGGTTATAAACTGTGTCATTCAAATTATTTTCAGAATGAAGCTCATAATCTCCTGGAGTATCAATTTCTCCAAGGCCCGTATTTTCTGCATCCTGCCATTGAACTAGAGGGTCATAACCAGCCCAAGTCTCAGCAGCTGGCACTTCATTCCATTGGTCAAATAAAACTGTGCTAAGTAATTCAAGAATTCTGTCTCCATCAAATTGATGAGCAAAGTTGCCAGTATAAACTGCGCGGTTGAGTCTGGCCAAAGCACCTACTGCAATAATATTGATTCTTTGGGTTGTTGCACTTGAGCCAGAAATATCTACTGTAATGGCTAAGTCAGTTATAAAGCCACCAAATAAATTTACATAAGTGGCTGTCGAATCTTGGACTTCAATAGTTACTGCATCGTTAATCTCAAAGGGAACTGAGGCCTCGGCGGTTTCAAGGAGTGTTAGGTTGCAATATCCAGCAATAGGCTGAGAGTAAATATCTGTGCGACCAGAAGTAATAGTTAATCCGCTAAGTGTTGCGCCAGTAACTGTTGATCCATTTACCTTAACGCGATAGATAGGATTCCAGATACTCATAAGACTAGTTGGCTACCTCCGCCACCTGTTCTGGCTTGAGTCTGATTTAGCGCCAAGATAACTGCTCGAGTAAATCCTTCTTCATCGATAGCAGATGGAGCATTGACATTGACAATAACATTTCCGCGTTCTTCTAAAGCTCTAGCAGCTGCAACATCAAAGCTAGAAGGGATGGCATTACCGCTTGGCACTAAACCGCCTGAAGTAGCGCTACGACTTACTGAGGGAGCTGCTGCGCTTGCTGGTGGAGTAGTTGCATTTGCTGGCAAGGTTGGAAGAACTACTGATGGGCTAGGTCTGGAATTGCCTCCAACACT